TCTTCAGCAATCCTGGCCAATCTTTTCTTACTCTTGAAGAAAGGTTTAAGATGAAATTTCACACAGTTATTTAATTCTTTTTTAGGCGTTGAAGAAGTTGTTGAAGAAATTGAATTAGATTGAATAATTATCTTTTTCTCCTGCTGAACAGTCTGCTCTTTTGTAAACTTCTCAATTTGAATATTACCTTTAATTCGTAAATCTTCAACTGCTTTAAGAAGATGTTCAGGAATATTTTCCACTTCTCCATACTTTTCTAAATATCGTAGAAGAAAATTATCTGCTTGTTCTAACATCCTTCTTCCTGTCTTAACCCCTAATAATTCCCTAGCCATGATGTTTCTCCTTTTCCCACGAAGGTGGGTTTGTTGATTTTTGTTGAACACCCGTAGTGTGAATTTGTTATGATATTTTAACATGGGGGAGGGATTTTGTCAAATTTAATATTCATGCCAATTTGCAAATTAATTTTCATGCCAATACACCCATAATTCACAATTAAATAATTCAACATAGATGTCAGTGTAGCTGACTGTGAATGGAAATGAATAACACACGTAGTGTGGTGTGTGTATTGATTTGTGGGCATTGGATCATTCATTGTTTACGCTCTCCCATAATAATGAATACAATTAATGAAATAATGGAATAATACTGTAGGATCTCATATATCAATTTTTTTTATATTTTTAATATATATTATTTATATAATTATTGTATTATTATATTTAATGAATTTATCCATTTACAATTACGGGAGAGAGCATGACATATTGTCCCATGGACACAAAATGATGCATACACCATTTTTCCATTCACACCCATTACACCCTCACTACGTTCGGTTTCACTACGTTCGGTACATAGGTTATTATGAGGAGTAAATGCCTCAATAATCCTCTCCATATCCCTCATTTCTTCATGCAACTCACGAATACGTTTGTGAGCAAACTCAACAATCATTGTGTTAGACATAACTCTCTCCTTCTTCTCAGGGTTGCTATGTTGAATAAATAAATGTGGATATTGACATTGGTGGTAATCCACGTGGTACGTGGTGGGTGGTATGGATAATTTTTAAATATGCCGTGGTGGTGCCATTTTGATGCAAATTTGGCCATATCCAAACACCATATCAAATATCAATATCAAATTAATTATTAATCGGAGGGACAGGAGAACATTCCTCCTGTCCCAGGCTTATTCAAATGTTATTCCTCAAACTTCCCATTCTGCACAAAGTACATAATATCCTCAGGACTTCTCCCATTAAACAAATTCTTCGCATGTTCCTGCATTTCCTGTGCAGTCGGAGGACGTGTAACGGTTCGTCGTGTCGATGCAAACAGGGGTTGTCCAAACACAACTGTTTCCGGGAGCTGTCCTTTGCTAAACTCATCCCAATGACTGCGGAGCTGGCTCTGCCATCCGACGATTTGATTAGCAATTGCAGCCTTCCTGATGATGTCATCTGATACACCTTCAAATGATATGGTAAACTTAACTACCTTCACTTCGTTGGCTTTCTTTGCTTCTGAATCACGGCTGATTTTAAATTCAACGATTGCTGTATTGTTGGTTGTCATGGCTGATTCTCCTGTTTGTTTAAATTAATATTAACGTCCATTACTCATATGGTCATAACCGGCTTGAAAATCATACCTAGTTATCCATTGACCTAAACCTTTTGACCATTGTCTAACAATAATATGAAATACAGGCCCTAATGCAATTGATAATTGTTGTGCATATGATCTAACTTCTTTACGTAATAATTCTACATCATCCCCTACAAAACGAGTAACTTCCTGTTCATCACAGTTTACTAATGTACATCGAGATTTATCAACTTTAAATACATATGACATAATTCACCTCATGTTTAAATGTTCACCCGTTATTAGGTGCATCGAATGTTATTTGTTTTTAAATTCTTTTAATATTTGTTTGGCTTTTTCAAATGCCTTATCATCGGCTTCTTCTGACATATCATCTGAATATATTGCCGTTCGGTATGATATACCGTTTTTACGGTCCCAATATGTAATCTGAATCCGCACCTTACCATCATGTATTCCCCATGATATACCTTGTACACCTGTATTTGACATTGTATTTCCCCATGTTTAAATTCACACCGTTGTTGGTGCCTTGCTCGAATTGTTAAACACATTATAACCCACATGAATACACATTGCAATATAAATTGCAACATATATCATCCGTTGCCCTGGAACAGGGTGGGTATATGGGGGATTGTCCAGTGGCCCATACCTCTACCCATTCATATAAGTTGGGGCGGAGATTTGTTATATGTACCAATTTGTGCATTCCCACTACGTGGGCCTTCATACAGATAACTGTAGTTGCTATGTTCATTAATTACTCCCACGAAGTGGGTAGTTGCTATGTTCATTAATTTAATACAGCAACCCACCTCCATACGGAAGCGTTGTTAGGGAGCTAAGGCTCTAACATTCCCACGAAGTGGGTAGGGCACGGACGAAGTACGTGGGGCGAGTTATCCCAATTAGCTGTTGGATGATTAGTACGTGGGGCAAATCTCCACAAGTCCTACCATTCACATAAGGAGCATATGTATGAGAGTCATATGTTGAGAAGTCTGGCTTAAGGTCGATTACTTACACCAAACTTCACATTGACACCCTCCTCCACATATGTTAATATGTTGGGAATGATAGGAGAATCTTGCACGACCGTAGGGCGTGGGGCGATTAGTCACAGGTTGTATAATATGGAGATTAGATATTGATATGTGGAATGTAATTGAGACACCAGAAAGCATACATGTTGTTCCGTGCGACAAAGACGGAAGTATAGCTAACGGCCACATTTTAGATGAATTGTGTGATTGTTCACCTATAATCGAGGATTCAACGCCTAGATGGTTAGTGATACACAATGGTGAAAACTAATAAAGGTATACGAATAAATAGGAGTTGCTGGTGGAAACTAATACAGTAAATGCTCAGGGGGAACATGTCACTTATGATTATGGTGATAGGTATTCTCAGTCGGATCGAACTGACGGGCGAAAGTCTAAAGGATTTTCTTCTGGGAAAAAGAAAGGTTGGCAAGTTTCAGAGATGTGGGAAAGTCATCATGAGATCGCGAGGCGCATCTTGTTGGGTGAAACCAATAAAGACATTGCTGACTCAATGTCCCTATCGGTGATGCAAGTCAGTAATGTCCGTAACTCACCAGTTGTTAAGGAACGTCTCTCTCTTATGGGTGCTGCTCGTGACGTTGGCTGTATTGATTTGGCCAAGGACATTATGGACTTGGCACCCATCGCTTTGAAACGCATCAGGGAAGTTCTTGAAGACGGTACTGTTCATGGTCAGACTGCTTCTGCTAACTCAATCCTGAAGGAATGTAATGGCGTGTTGGATCGTCATTTAGGAAAAGCTGCTCAGACAATCAACACTCGCAACCTTCATGCACATTTCACATCTGATGACTTGCAGCGTATTAAGGACAAAGCAATAGAGTTAGCCCAGTGTAATGGGCATGTAGTTGAAGAGTAATTCCTACATTAAATTATTTAACGTAGCAATAACAAATGCACTAAGGTGCTAAGGAGAATTTCAAATGGCCGTAACTTACACAACCACAGTTAAAAATGCTCGTCTTGATGCAGTAGTCACAGCAATTGGTTCTACAGGTGTCATCGAGATAGGAACCGCAGGTATGGCTGCAATCTTAGCCACCATTACATTAAATGCTTCTGCAGGAACGTCCTCTGGAGGAGTTCTTACTTTAAGTGGTTTTCCTAAAAGTGACATTGCTGATGGCACAGGAACTGCTGCAGCCGCACGAATTCGTACAGCCGTTGGTGGTACTGATATAGTCACAGGTCTTACTGTTGGGACTTCTGGTTCAGATATTAACTTAGACTCTGTTACAATTACAACAGGTGAACTTATTACTTTAACTGCCGCTACCATTACTCACGCATAATAACTGGGACTGGGATTTGTTATGGCTTCAGGAAATTTCTCCATTGTAGAATCCTCACAGGATTCCTTTTATGCTTTCTACACAGATGGAATTCTGCGTGATTCTACAGGAGAATTCATCCTTGATGAAAATGGTGACTACATCTATGACGGATGGGTCACCTCTATAGGTCCTATGAGTGTTCAGGAATTAACAACTCCTGACATTTTTAATTCCTTTGGTGGTACAAACTCAGGCTCTCTATCTGCTGTTGAGAGTTCTGTTAAGGATACTTTTACCTGTATAGGTGGAGTAAATTTAAGTTCTAATTTTCTTGCAGCAGTTGAAGGTGCAAAAGATTTCTGTTACATTACTGGACTTAACTATACTTCACATTCAACATTTGCAGCATTAGAATCTTCTGACATTTATGAGATATTAGGAAGTGTTACTGTTAATACAGGTAGTCTTGCTGTTGAAGATTCTCCTGATGTTTTCTTAAGTAATGAAGATACTGCAAATGCTTCTGGTACATTAGAAATTACTGAAATTGATTTAGATGTTCTTGCATTCACCGGAACTGCTTATGCATCTTCGGCAATTTTAGAAGTTACTGAATCTGCTGATGTATGGGAATCTGAGGGAACTGTAGAGATTACTTGGGTAGGTACATTAGATGTTAGTGAAACTTCTTCTGACACTTTTTTAAGTTCTGGAACTATTACAATTAACTCAGGAACTTTGGCAAGTGTTGAACCTCTTAGAGATACCTACTCTTCACTTGGTACAGTTAGAAGAAAATCTGGAATCTTATCAGCTCTTGAATTACGAGATACCTTATCTATTTCAGGTAATACCTCTACTGATGTAAATGCAGGAATTTTAACTTCATATGAAAATGTTTCTGATCTTTTTACCTCTCCTGGTACAGTAACTCAGGTAAGGGCTTCAGCAGATAATACTACTCTCCCACTTAACGGAATCTACTCTATTAAAAGTCTAACCACCAACCAAGTTAAAGATGTGGAAGAGGTTGTATTCCTAAACAGGGATAACTCAGTTTTGTTACAGTTGTTGAGTAATGATCTACCTGTGAATTTGTACAGTGTGAAGAATATATCTCTCATCAGTAATGTTAATAATCTAGAAATAACCTCACTTCTTAATCCTTCTATGTTTGATTGGTCAGGAGGTGATGGTGAGTTAATCCTTAACTTAAGTTTAGTAGATGTAACTCCTGACGTATATTATTTTTACTTAATCCTCTACGATGACTATTTTGTAAATGGTTTAGTATGGGATACTTTATCTATAAATTTTGTGAAAACTTTCAATTAAGGTGCAGGATATGTACAAATACTTAGTACCCTTACTCATTCTTATTTATAGTAATTGCTTTGGTGCTGGAGCAAGTAGTTACCCTATAAAAGAATCTCCTGTATCAGAAGATTATATCTTAATGCTGGATTCTGAAGCCGGTAATGTCTTAAAACGTGCTTCATTTTCTACTTTCCCATTTCTAGAATCTTCTGTAACTTTGAGTAATTTTAGTGATATTTTAAATTCTTCAGATTACACCCCTACAGGTGATATAGATGTGTCAGGAGCCAATTCATTTACTATGGGGCCAATAGTTTGGGAAGGTGATACTGTTGATGAGTTTCAGGTAATTCCCACAGTTGTTGATCCTACTCAGGATAATCCTCTGCATTTTATAGATGCTGAAATGCGTGTACCAGCATCTGTAACTGTTGATGCAACCGGGACAATTATCACAGCAAAAATTCACACAGCTACAGACGCAGACGCACATACACTAACTTATAGCGAGTATCACGGTGGCACAGTTATTGCCACAGGCGCTGGTATCTATACTCTTCCTACAGCATCTGCAGGGTTGTCAGGGTGTATAGAAGCTGGACAAGGTGTAACTGCAATAATCCAATTGCTTCCTGCTTCTGGTGACTACATATCATACAGAGGTTCCAGAGGGACTGTTGCAACATCTATAAAATCAGGTGGGGCTTTAGGAGATAGAGTCTGCTATTACACGGTTGACTCAGATGATTGGTATATTTCAACTTATGGGACGTGGACTGAGTAATGAAAAAATTAATACTAACATTAACACTTTGTCTTATTTATATTCAGTGTTTTGGATGGGGGAGTAATGCACCTAGTATGTTTATGGAATCAGGTGGTGAACTTACTGAACCATCAGAATGTGGTATTCTAACTCAAAACATATACAGCCCGTTAGATGACTCTACAGGGTTAGTGCAGGACAGGGGTACGTGGACTTTTACCACAGGCACAGTCTACAACGCTACAACGACGACGGGCTTTTTACGTAGCACGACGTCAAATAATGCAGAGTGTCAATGGGGGGTAGCTGTCGCTGGCGATGACATAGACGACACAGGGTCAGTAAATATCTTTGGCATGTTTTTCCGCTACACAGATTTAGCGAGCAACGCCTATGCTCTGCGTTACAACACGTCCAGTTACTCCTTAGAGTGGGTGACTGTTAACGGAGGATCGACTGTCGATTATATTCAGGACGTCACTATCCCCCAATTACATCCTAACGACAGACTGGCGTGGCAGGTTTCCGGAACGGATGACGCCACTGTGCTAAATATCTGGATAAGCCCACCAACGGAGTGGGGTACCCCTGATTACACTTTTACCAATAATCCTGTTGCTCCCGTAAATACTGGCGGATATGTAGGACTTTATGGACGAAAAGCATCAGGAACGGCACCCGTTAAATATTTAGCATTTTCGGCAGGTAATTGATATGATAAAAATACTATTAACATTAGTCCTTTGTTTGTTTTGTACTGTCGTTAGTGCCGCCCCCACTGTAACAGGAGTTAGCTACTCAAACGGTGTTATAACAGTAAATGGTTCGGGATTTAAAACACATCCTGACTTTAATGCTTCTCAGCCTTTTCTCAATACAGCGTGGAGTAATTTTGAAAGTGGCCTCAGTGGTGGGAATATGGCCCCCGCAAGTGTTACGCTTAACTGGCGAATATTATCAACAGGGAACAGGCCGAACTCTACTAAATTTGCTGAAAAATGGTGCAATCCAGAAGTACCTGCCACTTCACGGCGGGGTGGAGATATGAGAGTAAGTAGCGTCTCTACGCTAAGTAAAAAATATTACTGGTCGTTTTATTTCAAGATGAAAAACATGGCCGCCAGTAAATTTTCAAGACTTTGGATAGCTTTCAGCCAAACGAATTTTTATATATCAACGGGTGACGCTAATACCACGGTTAGGGGAAATGCGGAATACACGCCATGGGGCAGTAGCAACACATATTGGGGATCATCCCCCAGTTTAGGAACGGGGAATTGGCATAGAATAGAATTATATGCTGACCCTACAAGTGGAGAGGGCAGGGATTGGGAAGGCGTAGCTCAAGGAACAGTAAAATTGTACATTGATGGTAAATTTTACAAAACGATAGACAATTGGGTTCCTGCTGATTTTAACGCTTCTACCACAAGTGCAATATGGGAAATTGGAGGAATGCTTAATTGTGACATTGCTGATGGTGGGCTACATTATGACGATGTTTATTTCAGTCAAACGCAAGCTCGCATTGAAATAGGCAATGCCTCTACATGGGATAGCACTACAGTTAGAGAATTGCAAATACCTACAGCATGGGGCACAGGCTCAGTAACAGCGACAGCAAACAACGGAGCGTTCGCACCTGGTAGTGTTGCATGGTTGTATTTAGTAGATGAAGATGGGGTGGTTTCTAATGCTGGTGCAGGAAATCAAATTACCATAGGCGCAAATATTGCTGATACAACTGGACCTATACTTGGGGATCCTTCTATACCTAATGGGGCTATAGGAATTGCACCGAATACTCCTTTTACAGTACCTGCAAATGAGAATTTAGATTGTACAACAAGTACTGCCTCAACTATTAATCCATCTCCTGTTGCTGCCATATGCATAGGTAATGCTCTTACTCATACCCCCACAGGTCAATCTTACAATACTACATATACAGTAACCATTACCACCGCACTAAAGGATACAGCTGGCAATCCTATGCTTACGCAGAGAACATTTACTTATACAACTGCTATAGATGAAGGCACTGTTATTGAAGAAGATTGTTCACAGGATAACTGGCACTTATGTAGTACTTTAGAGGAAGTTAATGCAGCTAATCTAGTAGGAGTTCCCGAGAAAACTATTTATTTCTGGAAAGAATACTCTCGCACTATTCCTGAACCGTCATTTAGTTCAAACATTGTAACGCAGACAAATCTTGCTGCACCCTATACAGGGACTCCTTCAGGATGGGGAACATATTCTACGGCAACTGCTGCTGAGTATGGTACATATTTGGCAAATGGTCAGCAGATTTATTGGCCTATGGGTATATTAGATAATTCTACAATGGTATGGGCTATTAATATTTTACCAGGAAATGTAGGCCAACTTCATGTATCAAGCTCAATCTCAGGCATTAATCTAACCGAATCTGGAACTCATGTTGGTACCATTACAGTAGGCGAAATTGTAGATCATGGATGGTATTTGAGTGCGGAGGTTGGAGCTAATGCTGTAACTATTAATGGTCCTGTATTAGCCCAATTTATTACTACCAAATACAGTAAAACTAATTCAACTGGTATGCAAATTGGTGTAAGGGCTTCTGGAACTTCTGTAAGAATGGTACAGTGATGAAGATAAGTCCTATGGGAAATTTAAGAGGAATCATCCTTACATTTAAATTTTCTGAAATTAAAAAATTCTTCCGTTGGCTAAAGGAGAAGATGCAATGCTGAAATCAATATTAGATGCAATGAAAACAGGTCAGCAATTAGATGATCCAGCAAAGTGGAAAGGTTATATAGAACTGTTAAATAAAATTTATGGAGTGCTGTTATCTTTAGTTACTACTATAAGAGTACAAAGTCCTGATTTTATAATATCTGATATTTGGTTATTTTTTACTACAGTAATTCTTACAGTAATTTTACTTATAGTAAATATGTACTTTAATAGGGCTACTACGAAGAAGGAGTTCTGATATGATTCCTCAAGATTCACCGCCTGGTTCTCCACATCTCATATGTACAGCACATTCAGGATTAGATTTAAAGACAAACATTTTAATAACTCTATCCAGTCTTGCATTACTTTTATTGTCTGTAAATTTGAGTATGCTTATATCTATGAAAACTGAAGTAGCTCTTAGTAACTATAGGGTGCAGACTATAAGTGTAGAGGTGGCTGGACTTAAAGATAGGATACTTAATCTTGAACGTCTAGCCAATGAAAATAATAAGTATAATTTACAGAAGCCTAAAGAAGAAAATTAATCCTGTGTTGAATTAATAAACATAGCAAACAATTCTTATGTTAGACCCTAACTTAAATAAAGAAGAACTGGATAATATCTT